GCTCGCGAGACTCTGATGACCGCTCAGCGTCTGCTGCTGGACACCGGGAACCTTAACATGTTCCACCAGTCCATCGGTTCGCTGACCCTGCTGGACGACTATCGCCGCTGGCGCGACCGCGTGTTCTTGGACGAACTGTTCAAGGCCGAATCCCGTGGTCAGTCCTCCGACACCCAGGGTGGTTACTACTATCCGAACAACCACGCCAAGACTGGTTCGACCACTCTGGCTACCTACACCGCCACCGAGTACGCTTCCGAGCGCTTCAAGTTCAACGTTAAGACCGACCTTCTGAACGTTGTGAAGAGCCTGCGTAAGCGCAACGTGCCCGTGTTCGCCGACGGTTACTACCGTTGTATCGCTGATCCTTCCTTCATGAAGGACCTGCGTGCTGACCAGGGCTTCCGTGAAGTGGCTCGCTATCCTGGCGCTGGCGTGCCCAACCCGCTGATGGGCGCCATGGCTCCTAACGCCGCCATCTACGGTGGTGGTCAGTTTGGCCAAGCTCAGTTCGTGGCTGGCGAACCCGTGATGCCTTCCGGCTTTGTGTTTGAAGGTGTGCGGTTCTTCGAATCCACCAACTTCCCCAGCAAGTCCATCACCGTTGACATCAACGACGGCGACGGCTCTGTTTCTCACGACACTCCTCCTGCCCTGTTCTTCGGTCCTCAGGCTGTGGGTGTGGGCATCGGTGGTCCGAACGCTCAAGTTCTGATCAACAACAACGATGACTTCAGCCGCTTCATCATCCTGATTTGGCAGCTGTACGCCGGTTTCGCGAACCTGAATAAGGACTTCGTGACCTGTGCCTTTACCATTACTGAGTGATAAGGGAGGTACTTAACAATGGCTGCTTACAAAGAAGAAGCCGGTGCAATTCTGCAACCCGGTAATCAGATCAACCGCCTGTCCTCCTACAACACCGAAGGTGTGTATGGCTGGCCTGGCGTCGAAGCTTACGAGCTGATTGGCTACATCAAGATTGATAACCTTTCTGCTGATAAGGCCAACTACAAGAGCTTCAACATCACCATCCCCTCCCCCGACCGTCGTCCCGATGATCGGGTGCGTGACAACCGCACCACCCTGACGGTGCAAGCCAGCTCGGATCGCCCCGCTTACATTTACGGTGCGTCTCTGGCTCTGGCTCAGGACATCCCCGCTGGTGGCCTGGCCGGTTTCCCTGCCTCCCCTGTGACTGCCGACCTGCTCGGCACCAACACCGAGGTCCTGCTGCTGGGTCCCGACAACTCGGGTAGCCCCTTCGGCGTCCCCTCCTCGCAGGCCAACGGTCTGGCTGCTGCTAGCTCCAGCCTGACCATCGGTGCTTCGGGTATTGCCCAAGGCACTGGCGACACCACCAACGGCGACCTGCCCTTCTGGACCACCGTCACCACCGCTGGCATCACGGCTGCTAACGCTGCCAACTCGATGTTCTACAAGGTGACCTCTGACCAGCTGTTCAAGGTCTACAACGTCAACGCCATCACTGATACTTCCGTGAACGGCGACGGTGTGTTCATCAGCGCTGATGATTCGACCGCCGGTAAGGCTGCTTACCTGCTGTGCCGCGTCAACTACCTGCGTCCTGCTTCTGCCGTGTCCTGGAACGATATCCAAGGTTTCGTCGATTTTGCCTCCCAAGTGGGTGGTACCGACAGCTGATCTGTCAATCGATACAAATGGAGGGGCTCTTCGGGGCCCCTTTTTTGTTTCCTGTTGTTGGTTTGGGTTTAGTTTGTTAGGCTAAGCAGAGACTAAAATTACAACGATGCTGTATCAATACCGTGTAACCGGCGGTTTGGTGGAAATGATTGCGAAGCATGGCGATGGGATCGTCATGTGCATCGATTCCCAAGATGAAGTTCTTTACATCGATGAATCTGATCTGGTTCCGCACCTGGATGCGACCACTGAGCAGATCAAGACCGAAGAGCGCTTGACCGCACAACTTGCGTCAGAAGGTGTAAACCCAGCGATTCCCACGAAAAAGGAGACCTTCCCGTTAGATACGCGGATGAATATCAACACCGCTAGTGCCCGGCAGATTGCGGATGCGCTCCCTGGTGTTGGCCTCAAAACAGCGCGAGATATCAAAGACCTCCAAATGTCGATGCCTGGCGAACGTTTCCAAAGATTGGAGCAATTGAAGGGCATCAAACGTGTTGACTGGGATGAAATTTTTAAAGAGAATTTAGTTCGCGTTGAGTAATTATTTGCGCGTGCTAGTGTGTTACTGGGTACATCTGAGATGGTGTACCTGTAACGCATTTCGTTTCAGTAATGCAACTCGATACCTTCCTTAAGTCCAAAGTCCGCTGGCACCTGGGTTATAACCTGACGTCTGTCCCGGCTGGTGACCAAGCGCGTCTAGAGGAAGCTGTCAACAACATCCAAGATTCGTTCTGGTATTCGAAAATTGTCGAACAGATCGGTCGGTGCGACGAGGCTGAAAAGCGCACTGACATGACTGGCAGCGTGAATAATAATACCGTCCCACGTAGTCGTATTGAGAGCATAGCCGGTGACGTTGATCGTACGATTGCGACCTCTGATTTCAGAGACACGCTGAAAACTTGGACGGCGATTTATTTATACGAGACGGATCGATTAGCCCTACATCTGTATGTCCCCAATTACCGAAATCCCGAGCAAGCTCGGTATCGGTTCAACCGAGAAGGCGCTGAATTCATTCAAGCGCTCCCTGGCCCTGCCGACGTTGCTGTCGGCACTCGCCTTATGCTTTCAAACGATTTCCGCTAACGCCGCGTATTCAGCCCTACGTATGCCTACCGACTTTCGCGAGATAGCAAGACAAAAAGCCCAAAAGTATGGGCTTCTTCCTCAAGTTTTTGAGCGCCAGATTCAAGCAGAATCTGGATTTAATCCAAAAGCTGTATCGTCTGCCGGTGCTCGTGGCATCGCTCAGATTATGCCCACAACCGCCAAGGGTTGGGGTGTTAATCCTGACGACCCGGTTTCCGCATTGGATGCTGCTGCCAAGAATATGGCAGGGTACATCAAGACCTATTTAGGCGGTAAAGCCCCTGGTCAAGAAACGGATCCAGTCAAATTACGTCAAGCGTACGAGAAAGGTCTTCGAGCCTATAACGCTGGTCCTGGTGCAGTAGAAGCCAGTAAGCGATACGCAGAGACTAATCGCTACGTCCAAAAAATTATTGGTCCTGATAATTTCAGTTTTACTGAGGCGATACAGGGTGGTCAGCCTACTAAACCACAAGAAACGGCTGCCCGTGGTCGGACCTACCTTATTTTTGCTGATGAGGAGCCACAACGAGATCCAGCATCTTATTTAGATGATTACATCTTGAACATGGCGTCAGGCAGATCACCACAGATCAAATCTTCCATTGATCCGACTGCAATGTTAACCGCTGCATTTTCGCAGACACCAAAATATATTGAGGGTTAATTAGTATGGCTTCGTTAACAGATGTCGGATATGTAACTCCAGCTGGTCAGGATGTTTTTCCAACGACTGGTCCCCATCTAGATGTTCGCGTTTTAAAAGACGGTAAATATGTAGATCCAGGTACAATCCGATCTCTGTTAACTCGGCTAAAAGTTGGAAAAGAGCGTAAATCTCTTTGGCAAGAAGAAGCCGGCAAATGGTCTCCAAGTTACGCCATTACATCTCCATTTGGTCCACGTAAAGCCCCCACCAAAGGGGCCTCTACCCAGCACATGGGGCAGGATTATGGTATTGCCGGAGGCACTCCCTTAGCCTGGGAGGGCCCCGGCTCCTTTACACCTGGTAAGGGGTACGGGACGATTAAGACTACGGATCCGCAGGGTACTCCTTATGAGATCCGCTTGCTTCACACAAAAGGTGGTAAACCAACGGAAGCGGCACCAGCAATGCAGCCAACAGCTGCTCCCGCTGACACCTACATTGTTATTGGCGGACGCAATAAAGAATTAACCCCAAAAAGTTTCTTAAGTTCCTACCTTCAACAATCTTTGGCTGCCGAAGCCCCAGAAGTTCGCTCAATGATCGACCCGGTCTCAATGCTGACTCAGGCTTTTGCTCAAACCCCTAACTACCTAACCTGATGAGGTTTGCTGCTGTCCCTGGTTATTATCCGAGTTTTCCTGTGACATATCAAAATATGTACCAGGATCACCAGTTGACCACGGCTGGTTTTAGTGATCCATTTAATCCTAGCCGCCAGGAAGTTGAGAAGCGTTGCGGCTATGTTGTTGGATACAACGGTGTAAATGATCCACGTTATCAAATGAATAACCCGTCATATATGCGAGAAGTTGATCGCAGTTATAGCGACAGCATTCCCCCTGTTATTCTTAATAAAAAGCCAGTCCAAAATCAGTTCTGATGGCCTACACAAAACCAGAACTTCGAGAGCGGCTTAAGAACAGGATAAAGGCCGGGTCTAAAGGTGGTAAACCTGGTCAATGGTCGGCACGTAAAGCCCAACTTTTGGCGCAAGCTTACAAGAGAGGCGGTGGTGGCTATAAAGGCGAACGGACCGAAGGACAAAAATCCTTAAAGCGGTGGGGTGAACAGAAGTGGATGACAAAAGAAGAATACGAGAAAAAGAACTAGAGCTGAACTAAACTAAACTAAAAGAAAATATTAGCGATCATGGCGGCAGGTTATTATTTTCAGGATACAATTTTTAGCAATAGTCCCGCATTAACGGCGGCTGGGCTTGGTACCACTATTGAAGTCGGTGTTAATGACCTGTGTAGCACAACTGCCTACACCATGATTGTAACGGTGGCCACGATTAACACTAATGTTGTGGTTCGCTTGGAGGGCAGCATTGATGGGACCAACTACGCACCGATCATTGCAGATCAAACTATTTCCAGTAATGGGACCACTGTGTACAGTGTGGGCGATCGGCCTGTCAAATATGTGCGTCCTCGTTTTGTTAGTGAGTCTGGTGGCACTGCTGCAGTAGTTACTTTTAGTGTTGCAGCAGCATGATGGAACCTAAAGCAAAAATTCTTTTAAACAAAACCGTTACCGAGGTTGGTGCATCTTGTCCTCGTGCTACGACTGACATTGAGGAAAATATTAAAAATCGGAATTGGACGATTAAAAATTTTGCTTATGGTCCTTTAAATCCTGATGTTCCAGATCCCGGTTTTTGGGAGAAGAAGGCCGAGATGTGGAACAGCGATGTAGACACTGTCATGTCTGCACGCTGTTGTAATTGTGCCGCGTTCGATCAATCTCCAAAAGTTATTGAGTGCATTATTCAGGGGATTAACGAGAAAGAAGCGGCTGACCCCTGGGATGTACAGGAACGTGCAAATCTTGGATATTGTCAGCTTTTCAAATTTAAGTGTGCAGGTTCCAGAACCTGTGATGCTTGGTTATACGGGGGATCTATTCAAGAGTAATGGCTGCTGACAAAGCTATTGAGCCTGGTAAAAAAAGTACTGAAAGGTACTTACCAGAATCTGCGTGGGCAAAACTAACGCCAGAGGAGCGCCGTCGTACTGACGAGAAAAAACAACGAGAATCACGAGAGGGTAAGCAGTTTGTTTCAAATACTGAACTAGCAAAAAAAGCTCGTCGAGCAGTGGAGCTTGCATCCAGGAGGAAGCAAAATGGATAAAGCCGGAACCCGGATGGGATACATGCTCGGTATATCCCAGAACAAGAGACCCTACGAAGCACTCCTTGCGACTAATCAAGGTGATTTTCAGGGTTTAATGCCGACCGAAGGGGGCTACTACGCCATTGGAGCTAGACTTCCTCGTGAACGTAAATCTCGTCTTGCTGGGGATGCATTTAATTTAAACTTAATAGGTAGTACTGGTAATCCTCCGTTACTGCCTGCACCTTATATTGGTGGCGCAGAATTGCGTAACTTAGACGTCGTCATTTAATTGGTTATGGGAGCATCTCCTGAAGGCACTTCTACCAGTCCCCGCACTGGGGATTCAATGGCACAAAACGCTGAAGCTGGTGCTACCATGCCTCGCAATGATTACGTCCGCCAAATTCGCGACACTGCTATTGCCAAACTAGGTAGCAGTGTGGGACTCCGCATGGCTGGTGATAAATTGAGCGATCTTCAGCCCACCACCAGCATGGCCGAAGAATCTGCAGCAGTAAAGTATTCACCTGAGAAAACCAGCAAGGCCCCAGGTTCTCAATATCTGGCCTATAGCTCTTCACCTGCACGTGTAACCGGCGCTTAATTAAAATGTCCAAGAAAGGTTCGATGCCACCAGAACTGCTGGCTCACTTCAAAAAGAAACAAGAAGATAAAGAATCTTCACCCGAAGAGAAAAAAGAGGGTGACAAAGAGCGTCGTAAAGAGGCCGTGAAGAAAGCCCGCGTTAGACTGGAGGAACAGAAGCGAGGGCGCAGGCATGACAAAAAAGAAGAAGCTGGTAAAGAAGGCGCTAAAAAAGCCTGAGCTCTACACACCTGCAGAGCTCCAGTATTTTCGGCTTTGGTTGGCTAACAAAAAGAAGCAAAAAGAAGCCAAGAAGGCAACTGCGCTACAATAAGATTTAGTCAGAGATAGCGTAAAAGGGCTAATGTCATCTTCGAGTTCCAACAAGCAGCCGCTTTTGGTTGACAGGCCGGCAACCACATCCGCCCTGGTTACCGTTGCATCTGGTCAGGCATTTTCTACCAGCCTTGTTCCTACTGCTGTTGGTAATGCCACAAAGGTATTCGACGTCGACTCGTCTTTGACTGATACCTCGATCAGTGGTGCGTATATTGACGAAATTTGGTTCCAATACAGCAAGCGAAATATTGAATTTATTGACGCAGCAGGTACTACATCTGGTACTTATTCTGCGGACAGCACTAATGTTGTCGTCACAATTAGTGCCGGCCACAATGTACAGGTTGGTCAAAAAGTTTGGCTTGACTTTACGTCCTATAGCTCTGGCTCCACTCCTATTGACCAAGCTGTGACTGTTACGGCTGTCACGCCAACAACCTTTACTGGTACCATTCCTAGCATTTCTGGTCCTATTACGGGTAATGTTAGCTGCCGACTGCCACTGGATTTCTGCTTCTATCTGGTTAACACCGGGACGATCACTAATACCAACCAGTTTTTCCCGCTGTTTGTTGCCAGCATCCCTGCTACCTACGAAAATCAGCTTTATAGTCTTACTATTAATAACGTTTTACCTCTAATTAATCACCCAGTTGTGCAAGCTGGTGCAAACTTCACAAGCACCAACAGCACGACTTCTCCCAAGACTCGTGGTTTGATCCTTCAGCGTGGTCAAGCCCTGTACGTTGCTGCTAGTGGCGCCACTGCGCTGACCAACGGATTCTACGTCGGCGTACAAGCCGGATACTATTGATGTAGCCATGCCGTTCGACGTTGGCGGATTTGATCCTCCGTCGAAAAAAACTTTTAGTGGCAAAACATTCGGTAATTTTGAGGATCCAAATCAGTTTCGAGCTGTAGAGGATTACGCAAGAGAAACACAGAAATTTAATTTTCTACCACAAAATAAAGATCTTAAGAGTCGTGTCCGATTTTACGATTACGACTCTCTGTGGGCTCGTTGGCGTCGTGGGTACGAGCTGTATACGATCACCCAGAGCGTTCTAGGGTCTTTTGCGAACGAACGACGTAGGCGCGGTGATTTCCGCATGTACTGCGCCTTTCAGCAGTTTCCAGGCGTATTTATCCCTGGTCGAGTCTTCACGTTTCCTACAACAGATAAAGAGATTGGCGAACAGATCGTCGGCATGCGCGATGCCAATGGATTTAATTTTTATAATTTTGGTCTCCCAATTCTTGCTGTTCGATATTTGGGCGGTGCAGTCACCGCAACATATTCTCAATCAGGTACAACCCTAGTAGTTACTGAGCCTGACCACGGTCTATTAATTGGTGAAAGCGTTTATTTGGATGTCCTTACTGGCGCCGGGGTCGATGCGACGCTGATGGTTGTTGCAGTAACTCAAAACACTTTTACGGTGACTGCAGGGAGCTCTCTTACTACAAGTGGAAATTTAATTTATTACTTAACCACTACATTTTCAGACCCCCGCTGGACAACGACACGGGTTCGTTTACGCTCTATTCCTGTACCGGTTAGGTTTTTTGCTGGAGAACGGCTGATCGATCGTGTCGTTGAAAAAGATCCGGGAATTTTTTCTACATATTCACGTACTGGTTCTACGGTCACTATAAACTGCACTTCTGCCCACGGTTTATCCACGGGTAATAGGGTATTTATTGCTGTAACGAGTGGGCTGGTTTCGTCGGGTCAATACGATGTGACAGTTACCAGTTCAACTCAACTGACCATAACGACGATTGACAGCGGACTCACCAGTGGAAATTTAATTCTCAGTCGATTGATTCCTGGATTTAAATATGATGACTATGTTGGTTATACCGTTACAGGTGTAGATGTAACAACTAATGAAATTATTTTCCAGCGAGATGACAGCTACGGAAGTGTTCTTGTTAACAATAAGTATGTGACAACTGTCCCAGCTCAACGCGGGTTCATTGTCGGGCGTTTCTTAACTACAGAACTAAGGTGGCAATGCTCGTGTCAAGATTTTATGAGGCGAGAGGGATTCAATTTATATAAAGATAAAACCAGTCAGCGGTTCCCCGTTACCGCCATTTCATCGACAAAGCCAGGTCAAACACAAAATGATGACAACACTCTGAGCAATGAGCGAGACATTCCAGGTAGTTTTTTGGACTTAGGTTATTCAGTAATTAATAATTTTTACGGTTTACCTGATTATCAGGATACAAGCGAATTCTCATATCCAAATCTTTATTACTACCAGATTCGTTGGTGTAAGCATATTTATGCGGCGATGTTTTCTATCGTCCATGATGAAGGAAATGAACCGATTGCTATTGCTGCCACGTATACACAGGCTGGACCAAATATTACAGTTACTGCTCCGGATCACGGATTGGTTGCGAATACTAAAATTCAGCTCGACTTTACCAGCGGGAACGCACTTTCTGGTCAATATACGATTACAAGTGTACCGGATAAAAATACTTTTGTCGTTGTTTACCCATTTAGTGAAGCTACCGGTGGATATGTCACAGTTAGTAATTTGCGTGAACATGATTTTGTAAGTTCTTGGATTTTGGAGCCAAACGATAAACCAATTGGCACTGGACTTGACGTTTTTTACCGCAATTTTGAAAAAGAAAACGAAAGGCTCAGGCAGGCGGCTGAACGGATGGCCATGATGCAGCAGGGTATGCCCTGGGTGGGTGGTACTTCAGTTACTGGTTCACGCAATCAACCCGAACAAGTTGCAAATTACAACACAGAGTTAGTCACCATGATGATGACTGACAGTATTCGTCGCGGTGCAGACGGGGAGCTGAGTCGAAGCGGAGTAGAGGTCAACACTGCAAACCGTATGCTCACCATGATGAGCAAGCTGTTTAACATTCAACCAACTTTGATTCAAGATACTAAAATCGGTATGCTTGATGAGCCGTTGGTTAATTACGTACCTGATTTTGAGTTTGGTCTAATTATTGGTGGTACATATTTAAATGGTGTACCAGTTGAACCTGTATCTCAGACCAGTCTGATAGACTGTGAGACGTATTCACCTCTGACTGCCCAAGACACTGTCGTTGATGGCGGTTTGTATATCAATTCATAGCGATGGCTGTTCAGATTTTATCCCGTAGGTCATCAGTTCTGTATGACAGGCCATTTCCTATCCGACTAGGTGTTGCCGAATTAGCAGTCAACAACAACCCTGGAGACCCAGGTTTATATTTTGCAGATAATACGGCTACGCCCTCAACCGGATTAATTAAAGTCGGTCCAACTTTCATCGGAGCGACCGCACCGAATACTCCGGCTGCTGGCTTTACTTTATTTAGTAAGGGTGAATCTTGGCTGGATACATCCAGCACCTATATTTTCAAGCTTTACGACGGAAGTACGTGGAGAACGCCTAAAGCAGTTGTGTCAAATAGTAACGGTAAGCCTGTTAACCCTACCGATGGGCAGCTTCATTACGATCAGTTAATTCCCGGTCTATTTATGTACAATTCTGCGACTGCTGCGTGGATCGCCATTTAATCAGTGTGGGTGATTAAGGATATGGTCCAGGATACGGTCTAATTTTGTATGGACGGCTTGGACCTCACGAAGAAAATCTTCTTTTAAAACGTATTCTTTAATTACCCGGTCCTGAAAATTATCAAAATCACGTTCAAGCACTTCAAATCTACGCTCAATCCGCCGATTGAAGTTATTTAAAGCCCTAGAGAGGCCGGCAAAGGCTCCAAAACTGCCAGACAATACCGCCGCAATCAACTCTGGCGTCACTTTAGTTGAAAACTTTTTCTCTATTCTAAAGTACTTACCAACTTAGAATGTAGGGACGCAGGACGTAGTCGATGTCAACTGGTTACGAACCCAATATAGAAGGTGCTATAGCAGTTTTGGTCGATTTGATGACGGCCAACGGGTTTACTATGACCCGCCAACCTTATGAGCCCAATTACAGAGGTTTAGTTGATGCCATTATTGACCTCAAAGAAGGTTTTCCGGTTTTTGCGCCTTCTCGTGTTGGTTTTGATGCAACGGCCTTCGAAACCCTAACGGATGGGGCAGCTCTCTACATGCGTGTCAGCGATGGTAAGGTTGGTCTTGCTCAAGCTGATGGAACCGCTGATGAAGCGCTGGTTGTCGGCTTTGCTGATTCAGCCGCGACCTCTGGTACCACGGTAAAAGTGTTAGTTGCCGGCATCAAAACAATGCCATCGACTGTTGATCCTGGTGATGTGTACTTTTTAAGTACAACTGCGGGAGCAATTACAACAACTGCTCCTTCAGTTGCTGGTCAATATGTGACGCGAGTTGGAGAAGGTGCTACGACCACAGATTTTAGTATTCAACTAGAGCCACCTATTCGCTTATCCTGATGGCTGGTGTTAGTAATTACGAGCCCTATGCTCCTAATAATCAGGGTTTAACGGAAGCTCTGATTGACCTAAAATCAACTATGGCCGGTAAAACTGTGTATTCAGTTGCCGGATTCCAAGCCCTTGCGTTTGAAGCTGTTTCCCAGGGGCAGGCTCTTTATTCCCGCTCTAGTGATGGAAAAGTGGGTTTAGCAATTGCCAACGATACGTTTGACAAAGCTAACGTCGTAGGTTTTGCGCAGACTTCAAAATTAGCTGGTGAAACTGTCCGCGTTTTGATTGTCGGGGTTTTGGCTACATCTGGACTGGATCCGGGTGATATTTATTATTTATCCGCAGCATCTGCAGGAGCAATTACAACAGCCGCGCCAAGTTCAGCTGGTCAGTATGTTACAAGGGTTGGAGAGGCCGCCAGTAGTGCTGAGTTTATTGTTCAACTAGAGCCACCAGTTCGACTCGGTTGAAGACGGTAGCTTTGGTAGGATGGTTACAACAAGCGGTTCAATGTTGCTCTGCTACGTGAGCCAGAGAGACAAACAAAATGGCAACTAGAAAGGCAATTTGTCTGGTTAGCGGTTTATTTGAGGAGGTCAATACTCCTACTGATAAGCTGGATTTTGCTGGCAACTCTACAACTGATTTAGCAGAAGGAAGTAATCTTTATTACACCAATACCCGTGCTCGCCAGGCAATCAGTGTCACGGATTCTGGTGGCGACGGCTCGTTAAGTTACGACAATACAACGGGCGTCATTACTTACACTGGTCCATCCGCCAGTGAAGTTCGGGCTCACCTTAGCGCCGCCAATAGTGGAACAGGGTTTGGCAGCCTTGCTTATGACAACAGCACTGGGGTGTTTACTTACAGTGTTGTTACCTCTGCAAACATTCGCCAGCAGATTTCCGTCACTGATTCCGGTGGCGATGGATCATTAAGTTACGACAACACAACAGGTGTTATTACTTACACCGGACCTTCTGCCACTGAGGTTCGATCCAAGTTCAGCGTTGCTGTTGGATCCGGATTAACGTACAACAGTACTACCGGCGAATTCGGAACCAGTGCCATTCCCAATTCGCAATTAGCGAACAGCTCGATCACATTTGGCAGCACCAGCACCTCACTGGGCGGAACCGTCACGGCGCTGTCGATTACTAGCTACACTGCTTCTAGCTTTGTTAATGTTGGGGCTGGCGTTGGTTCCGCCAATAGCATTAATATTGAGCCTGGCGCCATTGTTTTTGAAGGCTCCACTGCCGATGGATTTGAAACAACGCTTCAAGTTGTAGATCCAACAGTAGACCGGACGATTACGTTTCCAAACGCAAGCGGAACTGTTGCTCTGCTGACCAGCCTGTCGGTTGCTGCTGGCTCTGGCCTGACATACAACAGCACAACCGGAGAGTTCGGGACCAGCAACATTCCCAACAGCCAACTGCAGAACAGTTCGATCACTGTTGGTAGCACTGCGATTGCCCTGGGCAGTAGCTCAACGACGCTGACAGGTCTGACCTCTGTTACATCGACAGGGATCACCACAAACGACAGTGGTTTCCGGATTCGTAATACTGCAGATCTGACCAGGCAGATTGCTTTTGATGCGTCTGTAATTTCAACGGCAACGACTCGAACCTACACACTTCCAGATGCCAGCGGCACCTTGGTGTTGACAACAACGGTTCCAACGACATTCTCGGATTCTACGTTCAGAGTTCAAGACAATGCCGATGCAACCAAGCAGCTGGCATTTGAGTGTTCCGGCATCGATACTGCAACCACAAGGACGATGACGGTTCCGAATGAAAACGGAACGATCTCAACTCAAGATTTTGCCACGGCAATTGCAATTGCATTAGGATAAGATTATGGCAACTCAAGTACAATTCCGGCGTGGCACAACAGCCGAAACCGCAACTTTTATAGGTGCCGTAGGTGAAGTTACCGTTGATACTGTTAAGCAAACTTGTGTTGTCCACAATGCTAGCCAAGCAGGTGGTTATCCTCTCCTCCGGGAAGATGGCACTAATGCTGCTTTTTCTCTGGGCTCTCTCAGCAGTTGCGCTCTAAAATTTGCCAGTGATCCCAATACTGGACTTATTAGTCCAGGCTCGGATCAACTTTCCCTGGTGACAGGTGGTGTTGCTAGACTTACAATAGATTCATCTGGTGCAGTCACCATTCCTGGCAACGTTTCTATTACTGGTAGTTTGACGGTGACAGGAACCTTTGATTCAACTGACAACCTCGCACTTATTGTTGCTCTGAGCTGATATGGCCAATACTTTTAAGATTGACACCAAATCCAGCCTGGTCACAGATGCGGTCAGCAACTCGACGACCAACGTTTTAAGTGCAGGTGCTTCTGCCACTGTCATTCTGCTGAGCATCCTGGTCTCGAACAAAACAGGAAGCAGCGCCAACGTTGATGTTTACCTGGTAACCAATACTGGTGACGATGTTTATTTGATCCGTAATGCTCCAGTTCCTGCTGGTTCCTCCCTTGAGATCATCAGCGGCAACAAGATCATCATGGAGTCCAGCGATGTGCTGAGGGCTCGCGCCGATACAGCCACTGCTTTGGACATTGCCGTCAGCTACCTTGAGCAAACCTGATAGGAGGTCAAGATAATGGCATTAACACAGGTTGAAACAAGCGGCCTCAGTGGATCTGGTGCATCCAGTAACTCCACAACTGGTAACGTTTTCTCTCAGACAGGTCCGTTTAAAAATAGAATCATCAACGGCGACATGCGGATCGACCAGCGCAATGCTGGGGCGAGTGTGACGCCTGGTTCCGGTGGCATTTATACCTTGGACCGCTGGGTACTGGCTTCCTCTACCGGATCAAAGTTTTCTGTGCAGCGTAATGCGGGGTCAGTCACCCCTCCTGCCGGATTTAGCAACTATCTAGGCTTGACTGTTGTGAGTGCGGTTACCCCAGGGGCAGCCGAATATTGGGCTTTGGGTCAAAACATTGAAGGCTTTAATACTGGAGATCTTGCATTTGGATCAGCCAGTGCCAGGGCAATTTCACTATCCTTCTGGGTTCGCAGCTCACTGACTGGAACTTTTGGCGGGACACTACGAAACGGGGCATCTAACCGTTCTTATCCTTTTACTTATTCAATAGCATCCGCAAATACTTGGGAGTACAAAACACTCCTCATTTCTGGGGATACAACAGGAACTTGGGCTGCCGACAATTCAACAGGGCTAACCGTCTGGTTTGGTTTAGGAGTTGGATCCTCAGAGAGCGGAACGGCGGGTGCATGGACAGGAAGCGGTTACCTTTCAGCCACCGGAGCCACCTCTGTCGTCGCCACTAACGGCGCCACCTTCTACATCACCGGCGTCCAACTTGAAGCCGGCAGCGTCGCCACACCGTTTGAGCGCAGGAGCTACGGGCAGGAGCTGGCGTTGTGTCAGAGGTACTTTCAAAAAAGTTATAGACCATCAACAGCCCCAGGTGCATCCACATTTGATGGAATGGAATGGACCAATGGTGCCAATGCACGAATATCTAACACAACCAGATTTGCTGTTCAGATGCGAACAAGTACAACAATAGTTCCTTACGACAGCGCGGGAACAGCAAACAGAGTTCGGACAAGTGCTGGCGATGGGCAAACTGGCTATGCTGTTCGTGGTACAACAGAAAATAATTTTACCGTTGACTACACATCGGGCGGGATAACAGAACTTCTCTACCATTGGACAGCATCTTCGGAACTCTGATGACTTATCAGCTAACAGCTACAGACTGCATCTTGCATACAGGGTTTGGTATGTGGATTCCACCCGACCCCGCCAACACCGATTACGCCGCCTACCTGGCTTGGTTGGAAGCCGGCAACACCCCCGAGCCTGCACCCGTAGCCTCCGTCACCTGGGATTCAATCCGCGCCAAGCGTGATCAAATCATCCGTGACACAGACTGGACCATGACCCCGGATGCTTCAGTTGACCAAGCACAGTGGGCGGCTTACCGCCAGATCCTTCGCGATCTTCCTCAAACCTTTGCTAAAACTGGACCAGAATCTGTCATCTGGCCAACTGAACCATCTACTGACGGTCCAAACAGCACTCCAGTAGAATAAACATAACTGAGTTAATAGAGAGAAGCCGTGGCTTATTTGGGAAACGATCTGCAGGTCGCTTATCCAACGTATAAAAATATAGATGACATCAGTGGTTCCTTCAATGGCTCCACGACCTCTTTTGCTCTCCTCGTTAGTGGCGCAGCTCCTGTACCGCTGCCGTTAAACTCGCAGCAGTGCCTCATCTCCGTTGCTGGTGTTCTCCAACGGCCCGATGACACGGGCGCTGAAGGTTTCCGCCTCAGTGGCGGCAACATTGTTTTCAGCTCTGCTCCAGCTTCTGGCGCTGATTTCTTCGGGGTCATTCTTGCTGGCGCTGATTACGTCAACGCAGGTGGTACATATCCAGACGGCAGTGTTGCGGTTCCCAGCATCACCTTCCAAGATGACACCGACACTGGTTTCTACCGTGCCAGCTCTGGCGTCATTGGCGTAACATCAAACAACAGCGCGAAAACCATGGCGCTGCTTGAGAACGTTCAAACATTTACAGCCGCTCAACGTGCAGCGATTACAACGTTGACTGATGCTGCAACTGTAACTCCTGATTTTTCGTTAAATAATAACTTCACGATCACGCTCAACGTTGCAGGTGCCAGCCGCACCATCGCAAACCCAACAAACCTTGTCGCTGGTCAAAGTGGTTCGCTGTTTGTGATTCAGGATTCGAGCGGCAGCCGCACCATCACCTGGGGCTCCTCTTGGGATTGGGCGAATGGTTCGGCGCCGGTCCTCTCGACCGGGGCGAATGCTGTTGACAGGATTGATTATATTGTTCGTAGTGGTACGTCGATCCACGCTGTTTGGACTGGGAACTATAGCTGATGGCTCACTTTCATGTCAACGCTCTGGTTGGTGCTAGCGGCCAGCAGGGCTACCAGATTTCGCGCAGCCTGCGGTTCAACTCGGCGGACTCGGCGTACCTCAACAGGACTCCGGCAAGTGCGGGGAATAGGCGCACATTTACCTGGAGTGGGTGGGTAAAACGCTCGAAACTTGGAGACGAAAACAAGACCTTTACTGCAGGTTCCAGCGGCACGATCACTTATCTGCAGTTTCAAGATAACGTTACCGATGGTCTAACGTTTGGCCGCTACACCGGTACTCATACGTTTCGTTTAAGCACAACACAAGTATTTCGCGATTCATCTGCGTGGTACCACATCACCTTGGCTGTTGACACGACCCAAGCAACAGACACTAACCGGGTAAAGATTTACGTCAACGGGACTCAAATTACTGTCTTCACAACTGCAACATACCCGGCACAAAATCTCGATCTTGAAATTAACAATACAAACGACCACCGCATTGGAATCGGAACAGGTAGTTTTTCGGGCTCTGGCTATCTTGACGGCTACCTCACTGAGATCAACTTCATCGACGGCCAAGCCCTGACCCCCAGCAGCTTTGGCGAGACCGACACCATCACCGGCGTGTGGAAGCCCAAGAAGTATGCCGGCACCTACGGCACCAACGGCTTCTACCTCAACTTCTCGGACAACTCTGGCACCACCAGCACCACGCTGGGCAAGGACAGCAGCGGCAACAGCAACAACTGGACGCCCAACAACTTCAGCGTGACCGCTGGCGCAGGCAACGACAGCCTGATCGACACCCCAACGCCCTACGCCGATGGCGGCAATGGCAGGGGGAATTACCCAACAGCCAACCCATTAGATCGGACAGCGGGCAACGGCACTTCGTTTTCTAACGGAAATTTGGATGTTGTACTTGCCAACGCATCCGTCAGGGGAACTATCGGTATCCCATCTTCTGGTAAATGGTATTTCGAATGGACTATTACTAAGGTCTACGTTGATGCTCAAGGCAATTTAGGTATTGCAGGCGGTGTCGTCAAAGCCGGAACAACTGCTCTTTGCGGGGTAATACCAGCAACAGCAAGTAATCCTTTTGATGTAGGAGGTATTTACAAAAACGGAAGCAAAGTGCAGTCCGTATTGGGATTGTCTGTCAACGATGTTTTCAGTGTCGCCATTGACATGGATGCGTTGACATTGCAGGCGTATCGAAACGGCACTACTTTCGGGTCTTCAATCACCCTTGACTCTGCAGTTTACATTCCCCATTTTTCTGGAAACGGCACCAGTACAGGGGACGCAAATACTGCGGCACTCAACTTCGGCCAACGCCCCTTCGCGTACACCCCGCCGTCGGGCTTCGTGGCGCTGAACACGCAGAACCTGCCCGAGCCGTCGATTAAGAAGCCGAGCAGCTACTTCGACGTGAAGCTGTATACCGGCACCAACGCCACGCAAAGCATCACAGGTCTCAATTTCTCGCCCGATCTGGTGTGGTTGAAAAACCGCTCTGGCACCAACTACCACGGCTTGTTCGACACAGTTCGCGGTCGCGCTGCTGGCCTCAGCTCCAACGTGACTGACGCCGAATCAACGTCATCCGCCGGCAACGACCTTGCATCTTTCGATGCCAACG